CGTCGCGTTGATGGTGTCCGGCAGCCGGGCGTTGTCGAACTGGCCGCCGGCCATCATCGGCGCCCAGCGGAGGCTCGTCCCGCCGACCTGCACGTCGGTCGTCGCGTTGACGGTGTCGGGGAGGCGCCCGTTGTCGAGCTGGCCTCCGACGATGTTAGCCGACCGATGATCGTGGGTGCTGATCGTTCCGGTCAATAGTGCCTCAATCGTCGATTTCGAGACGTCAGAAACGTACGCCACGCGATTCCCGTTGATCTGGACATCGCCCTTGGCGTTGAGGATCGTCCCCACCGTAGTTCCGCCACTCGTTGTCGTCGATACCGCGTTCACCGTGCCGACCGTGATGATATTTCCCGTTGCGTCGTCGACCGAGAACTTTGCCGTACCCGCCGCAGATCGCACGATGAGATCTCCACCACTTATTTTTGTCTCTCCAGTGATTGAAGCGGCCCCATTGACCGCGAGTGTCGAGCCGACGGACACAGCTCCGGTCGTGCTAATAGCATCGGGCAGGATGGCGTTCGCAATCTGCCCACCGGTAATTCGGGATGCCCACACGTTCGAGATGTACGCCAGCATCGTCGAAACCTCGGCCGTGTTCCAGACGATGTCAGCCGTATCGACCGGCATACGCATGACGGCTGTCGCGTCGGTGTAGGTGTCGGCGATGTGCCGCGACGAGAAGACCTTCACGCTCGACGTATTCACGTCGTCGATGAGCGTCCGCGGCGGCACCGGGCCAAAGTCCTGCGCCGAAGCCGCCGACGCCGCCAGGATCGCCAGGATCGCGATGACGTGCTTCATGGCGCCTCCTCTCAGATGACCTTGCCGTAGTATTCCGGCGTGTAGTGCAGGACGCCGTGGCTGCCCGCCGTCTTGCTGACGTACTTGAAGTTCTTGATCGCCTCGGGGTTGTTGATCCTCAGCGACTGCCCGACGGTCAGGATGTGGCCGAAGGCGGTCCCCGAACTCGTCGTCGGCGCCGTCCCGCACCAGGTCACGCGGACGTCGTTCGTCTCGCAGGTGACGACCAGGCCGATCGCCTCCTTCTGCGACGTCAGCGTCCCGTTCGTGATGTACGAGGAGGTGAGCGCCTGCGCCGTGTTCGAGCTCGTCACGGAGCGGGTCGTCCCGGGGTATCCGTTGATTTCGGTGACCTTCATGGCTCGTTTCCCTTCCTACGGCTCGAGGTAGATCTCGGCCGTCGTCCCGTCTGAGAACTTCGCGAACAGGTTCTTCTTCCCGGCCCCGTTGTATGTCCACGCCATGACGACGTACCCGGCATCCGGCGTCGGGATGCTCGAGATGTCGGCGTAATTCAAGAGTTTCTGCTTGAAGGTGTCGATGACCGCGGTCGTGGCCGTCATGGTCGCGGTCGTGACGGCGGTCGCCAGGTCGTCGACGGCCTTGACGAGCATGTCAAACTCGGCGTTCAGGTGGATCGGAAGGACCGTCTCGCCCGGCCCCCAGACCTTTCTCCTGTCCGCGCTCTGCGCCGCGGCCTGCGACGCGGCGAGGATGGCGATGACGGCGGCGACGACCAGCGCCTTCATCATTCCTCGCCCCTGAACCGCGTCGGGCGGAACCGGAGGGCCATCCCCAGGAGCTGGATCTGGTCGTTGACGCGGTCGTTCGAGAACTTGAACTGGATGTTCCGCCCGGCGTCGTCCGGCTTGAAGGCCACGATGTCGATGGCTCCGGACTGGCCGCCGACGATGTCCGTCCCGATGACGAACGAGTCGAGGCGCCCGCCCATCGTGTAGGAGGTCGTCGTGTTCCCGACCGCCCGGCTGTAGTCGATGTCGTAGTCGACGCGGAGGTCCCCGCTCGTCCCGTAGAGGTCGACCTGGAGCGCCCTGAACTTCTTGGGCGTCTCCGGCGCGCCGAGCGTCCACCGCTTGGTGTAAACGTAGCCCGTGTACTGGCCGGAGTAGCTGACGTAGGACCGCGAGTTGCGGTTCACGGCGTCGGTAAAGACCGAGGTGTTCCACTTCCAGACCCGGTCGGTCGCGGCGTCGGAGATCAGGAACTCGTCGTCCCCGTTCGCCGAGGCGACGCCGAAGGCACCGGCCGGCATGTCGTCGTAGACGACCCAACGCTGAAACTGCGTGTCGTAGACGTAGACCGGCTCCGTGTCGGCCATGAAGTTGTTCGTCCCGGGATCCGTCACGAACAGCTCGTCCTTGTAGACCACCGCGACAGAGTTCGTACAGGCCGACATCTGCTCGCCCAGTTTCGTCGAGATCTTCGCCGGCGGGCTGTTCAGGATGTAGACGTGGTTCAGGTACTTGAAGGCCGCCGAATCCCCGACCCGCACGATCGAGCGAGGGGCCGTGCATCCGACCTGGCTCGAGACGGTCGTGAACGACTGCTCGTCCGGGTAGGATCCGACGAGGGCCAGGATCGCCGAGTTCGTGAAGATGGCGAGATACCCCTGGAACGGGGCGAACCCGGTGATGGCCGAGTTGTCGGGCGTGACGAGTGTCCAGTATCCGGCGTTCGCGCCGGCCAGCGAGATGTCCGACCAGAGCGCCTCGTTGCGGAGCCCCGAATAGTAGAGCGTCGTCGGGTAGTTGTCGCGCCCCGCCATGTAGACGCGCTGGTTGTGCGCATAGATGTAGCGGCAGTAGGGGGCGGCGCCCGACGCGCTGACGGCCGTCCACGTCGTCCCGTCCCAGGAGCAGAGCCCGTCGCGCTCGTTGGTGAACAGGGCCTTCCCGAGGAAGTTGCACCAGGACGACTGGCGCAGCGAGACGCCGGTCGTGATCGAGGACCAGGTTCCTCCCGCCGCGTCGTATTGCCACACCTTGTTCCCGGCGTGGCAGAGCCACTTCCCGGTCCCCGCGTTGTCGTAGTACCGGAAGAGCGAGATCGCCGCGGTCGAGGCCGAGATTCCGTCCTCGATCGTCGAGTGCATCGAGTAACCGTTCCGCTTCTCGACGCTGCCGACCTTCGTCACCTTCATGTTGAGGATGTCCGCCGCCTCGTTGTCGGCGAGCAGGTAGGACGAGACCGAGTAGTTGACGCCGCCGCTGAAGTCGTTGTGGCGGAAGTACGCGTATTCGTCCTGGGCGTGCGCTCGGACGACGAACCAGAAGGCGACGCAGAAGAGCGTCCAGAAGAGGACGCCGGACAGCCAGAGGACGGCCGCCGCAGGTCGCCGCCGGTTCATTTCGACGCCCCCGGCGTGGGAGGCGTCGACGACGCGCCGAACTTCGCGTTGACGAGCGCCACCTCCTGCATGAGCCGCTCCTGGATCGCCGCCGCCTTCGCCGTCTCGTGGTCCTTGAGGAGGAGGTAGACGGACGCCTGGAGGACGACCAGGTCCTCGACGCGCTCCGACAGGTCGCACTCGGTCGCGTCGGCCGACAGGGCGGTCGGGTACTTGACGTAGTGGACCTCGAGCGTCCCGGCGGACGTCTGGAGCGGGTAGACGAGAATCGCGTTGTTGAAGAGGACGTAGAACGGGTTGGTCGACGAGACGGATTCCCCGCCCCTTCCGACGCGGTTCGGGCTGATCGACCAGATGTCGCCGATCGGCTTCTGGGTCGCCTTGTAGTCGTTGAGGAAAACCCCGACCACCCGCGCGCATCCGCTCGGGAGCGACTGCGAATACTGGTTGAGCGTGACGGACTGCGTCCCGATGCGGGTCAGCTCGAGCAGCGCCCGGTCGTCCGTCAGGTCGACGACGGCGTTCTGCGCCCGGTTGACGAAGAACGTCACCTCGGCCGAGGTGAAGTGCCAGGCGGTCGCCTCCTCGATGATGTAGCGGACCCCAGTCGTCATCTCGAGCAGCGTCTTCGCGCCGGCGGGCGCGCAGGCAGCCGCGACGAGAGCCGCGGCCAGGGCGAACTCAGTAACCCAGTTCGTCCTCGAAGTACGTGGCATCGTCGGCGGCCCCCCTGCTCTTCAGCGTGTATTTGCGCGTCGGGTTGTAGGATGCGTCGAGCCGGACGGACTCGAGCATGGCGGCGTATTTCGCGGAAATGAATTGGAGGCTCATCGGGAGTTTCATCTGTTCCTCGGTCGAGAGGGCGGAGACGAACTTCTCGAGGACGCCCCAGTCGACGGCCTCGTCCCACTGGGGGCGGAAGCGCGAATTGAACGTCGGCGACGCCTCGGTCAGGTCGCCGGGGTAGGCGGCGTAGAGGAGCGTAACCTTCTTCGCGGCGGCGGCGGCGTCCGGCGCCGGGAAGAGTTCCAGGTCCCCGCTCTCGAACGAGTAGACCTCGGGCGTCCCGCTCGTCGCGTCCGGGTCGAGGTAGCCGCCGTCCTCGAGCTCCTCGAAGTCCTTCGATTCGATGGCCTCGCCGTCGTAGAGGACGCGCAGCGGACGCATGAACTTGCTGCGGAGCGCCGAATCCCCCGCGAGCGTCGCGATCTGGTCGACGGTGTAGGCCCCCTGGCCGGACGTCAGCGTGAAGCTGACGCGCGGCTTGTGGTAGGAGGCCCGGCTCGCGATCTCGAGGTAGACCTGGTTGATCCACCGGTCGAGCAGCGGATCCTGGACGTCGCGGTTCGACGTCTCCTTGATCCACTGCCGGAGATGGGTCCGGTGCTCGGTCAGCGAGAGCAGCGGCACGGCCGGCTACTCCGTCTTGGGCGGCGCGTGCCGGACCTGCTTCGCCAGGCGAAGGCGGCCGTCCGGCTCGGCGTGCCACCCCTCGTCGGCGCGCCGCGCCTCCCCGTCCGCGCCCGTCGCCTCGGCCGCGAACGTCCGGCCGAAGTCCGGGTTCGCCTCGAGCGCCGCGCAGGCGTCGAACTCGACGACGCGCCGGTGGCCGCCGGAATCCGTGAACTCGAACTTTCCGTCGTCGCGCTTGACGACGGAGAACCTGCCCCGGACGAAGCGGACCATGATCGTCGGGACGAACTTGTCGCCGACGCGCTCGGAGGGCCGCATGACGGCGAGCAGTTTCTGGGGCGGGACGGCCCGCCGGCGGATGCGCGTGTGGGACTCCTTGTAGAAGTGGCCCAGGGTGACGTAGGACTTGGTTTCGGGCATGTCGTCTCCTCGGTGTCCGGCCGGCGGGCGGGCCGGGAAGCCCGCTCCGCCGCCGATTCAGGGCCGCTAGAGCAGCGACGGGACGGTGAAGTTGAAGAGCATCCCGTGCGCCTCGGGGATGCCGAGACGCATCCCGACGAACGAGCGCAGGACCTCGTCGTAGGTGTCCGAGTTGTTGGCCTGGCGGTCCTTGAGCAGCTTCACGCCGCCGAGCGCGCCGTAGTCGACCATGTTGATGTGGGCCGGGTCGATGAGCAGGATCATCGCGCCGTACTTGGTCCCCAGCTTGTCGAGCATGGGGTGGTGGACGATCTCCGCCTGGCCGAAGCCGGTGAGGACGCCCTTGGCCGCGGCGCCGAACATCTTGGTGCCCGCGTCCATGTTGAAGGTGGACTCCTTGCGGTACATCTTGTTGACGGCCGAGACGCCCTTCGAGGAGCAGAAGAGGACCTTCTTCACCGAGCCGCCGTTGCCCCAGACCTCCTCGAGGAAAGAGTCCTCGAAGGTGTCGATGTCGAGGGCGGCGCCGGCGAGGTTGAGCCGCTGCAAGGTCGGGACGCCGCAGTCGGAGTCGAGCAGGCCACCCATGGTGTACCAGGTGGCCGAGGAGACGGTGCCGGTGTCGCGCCGGCCGAGGATGCACTTGCGCTCGATCTTGAGCATGTGCTCGATCAGGCCCTTGCGGCGCTCGAAGGCGAGCCGGTCCTCGCCGTCCTCGGTCGCCTGCTCCATGGCCCAGTCGGTGAGGGAGAGCGCGGTCTTGATGTCTTCGCAGTAGTTGTAGACGCTCGACTTCTCGGTCACCGAGCCGGTCGGGTCGGTGGCGCCCTCGGTGTTGGCGTTGCCCAGCGAGATGATCTCGTCGGAGACGGCCCAGGTGCTCCCGTTCGTCCCGTCGGTGAGCTGGACGGTGACGCTGCCGGCGCCGCTCGTCGTGACGGCGGCGATGATGCGGCCGTATTCGCCGACGGTGGCGTTGAAGATCACGTCGCCGTTGTTGAGGTGGCCGATCTCGGCCAGCGCGAGGGAGAACGAGGTGGTCGAGGTGGTCGCCGCGGTGGCGACCGTGGTCACCGGGTTCAGGATGCTGTCCTTGAACCACTCGAACTTCGGGTTGGTGACCTTCTGGCGCTTCTTGTTGTACGCCATCAGGAACTGCGCCAGGGGCGCGTTGTACATGATCTCCTCGATGAGGGAGATGCCCTTGGTGATGTCGCGTTTCAGGTTCGACTCGCTGTTGTAGACGGTGCGAGTGATCTGCCTGTCGAAAGTGGTCACTTGTTTTCAGTCCTTTCGTCGACTAGCGGCGGGCGTTGACGATGCCGCGCACGATGTCATCGACGTCGTCGGTCGCCGACCGTCCTCCGGTCGGCCTGGCCCCGCGCCCCGTCCCGATCGGGACGAGGGTCCGCGCGCGTTTTTTCCGCGCCGCGGCCTGCGCGTCGGTCTGGCCCTGCTTGTAGGCCTCCTCGACCGACCGCACGACCTTCGACCGCTCGACGCGCCCGACGGCGACGTCGGCGGACTCGGTCACGAGTTCGACGACCTGCTCGTGTTCGTGAAACGCCTGCGAGAAGGAGCCGTCGGGGTTGACATACCGGCCCGGCGTTCCCTCGACCTGCTCGAGCCGCAGGGCGTTCCGTCTGAGCGCGTCGGCGAACGTCGATTTCAGCTCGGGGTTCTTTCCGATGACGGGCGAGATGGCTTCGCGCACGACCTGCTCGAGTCTCCGCTGCCGCTCGTTCAATTCCTGCCGGACGATCCGCTGGTAGTGCGGGTCGCGTTGCCTGAGTTCGTTGTACTTCCGTTCGGCGTCCCAGTCGTTGAAATCCTTCTCGCCCCAGTATTCGGCGTAGGCGGCCTGGTCCTCGGGGTCCTTGTCGGGGAACGCCTTGCGGGCTTCCGCCAGGCGCGACTCGACGAACTCCTTCTGCTTCGCCAGCATCCTCCGCTGGGCCTCGAACTTCTCGCGGACGGGGTCGGCCGCGGCCTGGGGCGGCGCCGGCGGCTTCGCCTTCTCCTCCGCCCAGCGGCGGTTGAGTTCCTTCATCGCGCCGCTGTAGCGCCCCTGCAGCTCGTCGTACCTCGTTTTCCAGTCGACGGGCCCGGGTTCCGCGGCGCCGGCGGACGGCGCCTCGACCTCGTGACTTCCTCCGGTTCCGGCCGGCGATGCGTCCGGTGACGGGGCGTCCTCCGCCCCGGCGGACTCGCGACCCGGATCGCCGTCGACGCGCCCCCCGGCGACCTGCTCCGCGCCGCCATCGGTGGCTTCCTGCATCCGGTCGAGGTTCTCGTCGGACAGGAAGGCGATGGCGTCGACCTTCTCGGCGGTCTTCGCGGACGGCTGGTCGGTGACGGTGACGTCAGGCTTCTCCTCGGGCATGTCGGGTCAGCTCCTTCCAGAGTTTCTTGAAATAGCCCTCGCGCTCCGTCTTCCGGAAGACGAGGGACTGCACGAATTGCTTGAGGATCCGGCGGGCTAAGACGTGGGCCTCCCGGTCGGCCGGCGTCATGTCCGCCTCGATGGCCCGGCGGCCCAGGCGCTCGGCCTCGGCGTCGAGCGGTTCGATCACCTGAGAGCGGATCGCCGGGTCGTCGAGGATGATCCGCGCGATGTCGCCGTCCAGGGCCGCGACGCGCTTCACGAGCGCCTCGAGGAGGCCCTTCTCCTCGTCGAGCCGGGCTTCCTCGGCGGTCATGTCGTGGAAGAACTGCGCCCGGTTGTTGAAGGTGTCGCCGATCATGCGCCGAGCCCCTTCCCGCTATAGTCGCCGACGGCCGAGCGCGGGCCGGGCCGCGCGACGCCGAGGGGGTTCGCGCCGTTCAGGCTGATCCCGCCGGGCGAGAGGGCGCCGTTGGTGTTCAGGGCCGCGATGGGGTTCCCGGCCGGCGAAGCCCCGGGCCTCGGGGCGTTCCCGGCCGCCGCGTTCCCGCCCTGCGCCCCCGTCGCGCGGGCGGCGTCCGGCGTCCCCTGCGTCGGGTTCTGCGCCGGCTGGGGCTGGTCCTTCATGTGCGCCATGAGGACCGCGACGGCGGTCGGGACGTTCATCGGCTTGTTGTCGCCCGGAAGTTTCAGGAAGTCCTCGGGCTTGCGGTTCGCCACGCGGCACCGGCCGCGGTCGAGGGCGAGGACGTCGACGTGCCCGAACGGGATGTGGGCCTCGAGGCTCTGCGCGAAAATTTCGAATTCCTTCTGCTTCTGGATGTTGTAGTCCTCGCTGATCGACAGCGGGTCGATCTCGATGTCGAGGGCCGACAGGTCGAACAGCTCGCCCGTGATCGGGAGCCGCTTCCCCTCCCACTCGACGGTGTCCGTCTCGAGGAACAGCTCGTTGAACGCCGCCCCCATCTCGGCCGTCTCCTGGAGCGCGGCGATCTGGTTCTGGTGGACGACGGTGAGCTGCTTTCGCGCGTTCTCGACGACCTTCATCGCCTCCGACGCGCTCACCGAGCCGCCGAGCCGCCCGCCTTGAAGGACGCGCGTTATGCCCAGGTCGTTCTCCGCGTCGACCCGGACGTCCTCCTTGATGCGGAGCCCGGCGCCCATGCTGCTGATCGGCTTCAGGTCGCGCACCGCGTCCACGTCGTCGGCAAGGATCGCGACGTTCTGCTCGTCGAGGAGGTCGTCGGTCGACCGGATCGCGCCGTTCCGGACGACGAACTTCCGCGTCAGGTTCGATCGCATCGAATCGAGTTCGAGGTTCATGGCCGTCGAGGCGTAGAACTGGTACGACCCGGCCATGTCGGCCACGCCGAGCCCGTAGAATTCGCCCGGAAGAGGCCAGAACTGCCACTGGATGTAGGGTTTCCGGTGGTGGTGCCGGATCTGGTAGGGGTTCTCCTGGAACTCCTTGTCCTGGTTCAGGATGTGCTTCTCCTCCAGGACGTAGAAGACCTCCTCGTCGGTGAAGTAGCGGTCGATGCGGAAGGTCGGGCAGTCGGTCGACGAGCGGGCGGAGGTCTCGTAGTCGTCGCGAGGGTTGTCGTCGTAGCGGAACTGCCCGCCCGACAGGCGACGGATCTCGGAGAGGGTCGCGTTGTCGACCTGGAAGACGCCCTCTCGGAAGTAGGTCTCGAGGTCGCGAACGCTGACGCGGTCGTCCTGCTCTAGGACCCAGGCGCAGGTCTCCATGTCGGTCCCGTTTGGGTCGAAGTAGAAGTTCTCGAGGTAGACGATCGAGTCCTTCGGCCCCTCGTAGGCAAGTTCCTCGATCTCGACGATCGCCTCGCGCGGGACGAGGTCGGGCCCGATCTCGACCGCCGGCCGCGTGCGCGTGTAGACCTTGCGCAACCACTCCTTGCGGACGACGCCCGTCCCGTGCAGGATCGCGAGCAGCGTGGCCGGCTGCCAGGTCTGGAAGAACCGCGCCTGCTTGAGCTGCTCCTGGAAGTACTTGCTCACGACGTCGGCCGCCGTGTTGTAGGTCTCCGTCCGCCCCTTGAACCGGTACTGCGGGATCCCGCCCATCAGCTCGGCGATGACGGCCTTGCACATCGCGAAGACGATCCGCACCTGGTGGCGCGAGTCCGTCTTGATCTTCGACTCGTCGGTCCAGCCGCGGAAGAGCCGGTAGTCCCCGCGCAGCTTGTCCGGGAGCCCCTTCCCCTTGTAGAGCCCCCGCCGGTGCGTGTCGGAGGCCTCCTTGAGCGTCAGGATGCGCTTCAGGTTGTCCGCGTCGAGGGTCCCGGCCGCGGGGAGGTGCTTCTTCATGACCTGGAGACCGGCGGGATCGAGGTCCATCAGGCGTACTCCTCGTAGCGGATGCGGTATCGCTCGGGCATCGGGCGGCGCTCCGTCTTCTTCTCGCGGAGCCTGAGCCAGGCGGTGACGTAGGACTGGACGTCCGGGAGGTGCTTGTTCCGGTTCGCCCACTGCTGCGTCCCGTCGCGCGACGCCGAATTGTCCCATTCCAGCGCGTTGAGGTTGGCCGCGGACGCCTTGCAGTCCGGGAACCGCCAGAAGACGAGCGGGGCGCCGGGCTCGTCCGTGACCGGATGCCGCCGGTCCGGGTCGATCCGCAGAGCCCGCGCCATCGAGAGCGTCTTCGCCTCGGTCCCGTTGGGGGCGTTGACGAAGTGGAAATCCTGGTCGGCGAACATCGAGCGGACGTTCTGGGTCGGCCCGCCGGAGAGGGTCCGCTTGTTGGCGTCCGGGTCGATGAGGCGCGTGATCGACGGCCAGCGGTCTAGCCCGAGGCGGGTCTCGATCAGGCGGAAGTTCGCGGCGTGGCTTTCGACGGTCGCCTCGCGCTGGAGGTAGTCCGCCAGGAAGACGATCGCCTGGTAGTCGTCGTCGAACCGGTAGACGGCCCAGACGGCGGCGGTCGGATCGTTGAGCCCCGGGTCGACGGCCATGATCGCCGACCACCACTTCGGCGATAGCGAGGAGAGTTCGAGGCCTTCCAGCCGGTGGATCGGCGTGACGCCTCCCGGCCAGACCTGCCCCTCGAACGCGGTCCAGTCGCCGTCGAGCATCCGCCGCCGGAGATAGTCGGGCATCGAGTCGAACTGGCGCCGGTAGTCGATCGGGAGGTTGTGGAGGTTGTCGCCGATCCCCGCGGGGATGAAGAGGTGGTTGTAACGCTTCTCGTCGAGGAACCAGGTCTTCAGCCAGTTCGGGCTGGGGTTGCTGGCGAACTTGATTCCGAGGCGGTAGCCGCGGCGCGGCTCGACGCGGTCGACGACCGGGTCGCCGTTCCCGTCGGTGACGAGGTTCCCGAGCGGATCACGCTTGAAGACCGGCTCGTTCCGTATGACGACGCCGGGCCGGTGTAGGCGGCAGCGGCTCGGGAGGATCTCGACCGTCGACTCCTGGAGCTGCCCCCCCTCGTCGCAGTAGATGCGCGAGAACTGGGTCGAGAGGAACTTCTCCCAGGACTTGTCGCGCTGCCCGTCGCCCGACTGCGCCCCGAGCCACCAGATCTGGCTCGGCGGGAGGTCCCGCGACGGGTCGGCCGTCCCGTGCAGGGTCATGATGTTGTCCTGCTTGTTCCAGTCGATCCCGAGGCGGTTCCACTTGTCGGACCCCTCCGGGCAGACGAACTGGAGGAAGACCCCGCGCAGGGTCGACGCCTCGAGGTTGACGCGGGTGTTCCGCATGATCGCGATGACGCTCCCGGGCTCCTCCGAGGCGGTGAGGAGCGCCGATTCGCAGATGGCGTGCGTCTTCCCGCCGCCGGCCGCCCCGCCGTAGAGCGTGTAGCTGAACTCGTAGCCCTCGCGCTCGCCGATGCGGACGTAGTTTCCGCAGTGGGCATGGAAGCGGTACTGCTTCGGGTTGAGTTCGACCTCGAGCGGCTTGTCGCTCGACGCCGAGGCCTGCGCCGCGAGAGCGCCCTTGACGCGCCGCGAGAGCCGGCTCGAGCCGAGTTTCGGGAGCGTCACTCCGCGTCCTCCGGCGGCGCCGGCGGGCCCGGAATCGCCGCGGGCGCCGGCTCGGCGTCCGCGATCTCCGGCCCGGCGGCCTCGAAGGCGATCTCCGCCTGGTCGGCGGCTGCCTCGGCGATCGCGGCCGGCTTCACGCCGGTCTTGTCGACGATCTTGACGACGATCTGCTGGGCGAGGAGGACGCGGCCGGGTCCCGCCTCATCCTCGTCGCGCTTGCGGAAATCCGGGTCGCGCCGCTCCTTGACGAACGCCGCCGCCTTCACGCGGGCGTTCTCGTCCTTGCCGTGCGCCATCACCCATTCGAGGGTGTCGTGGGCCAGGTCGTTGAGGCGCTGGGTGTAGGAGATCTTCGCGGCGTCCCAGATTTCCCTCGCCTCGGGACAGTCGGCGAGGAACGTCTTCAGCGTGACGGGGACGACGCCGCACTCGTAGGCGATCTTCGCGTCGGCCCATCCGAAGGCGATCTTGAGCCCGGCCATGCGGCGAAAGATCTCGTTGGTGATCGCCTTGCGCGTGGAGAAGTCGATGTCGTCGATCGCGGCGAGCAGCCGGCCGTTGTCCGCCGCCGCTTCGCGTATGCGCTCCTCCCGCTGGATCTCGCGACCACGAATTTCCACGCGCCCTCCCGGGTTGTGCGGGGTTGCTTCCGGCGCGGGCCCGCCGTTTTCGAGATTTCGACAGGCTCATGGACGTAAGGCGCCGGAAGATAGTCCCGCTATATAAATTTTCCGTGAAATCACGGCTGTCTCAAGGAATATGTGTTCGAAACGGCCGGATGAAGCTTCGCCGTAGGAAAAAAACCCGGGTGAACGAACGAACTTTCACGGGTTTATTCGGACCGGTGACCTAAATCCGCGCAATTCACTCGGTTTCAATTGCTCGAGGCACTACGTTATCCCCCTTGGCGCCAGATAGACCCCCAGAACCGGGCTACCCCTCTTCCGGGGACCAGGTGCCTCGGGGCCGGAGGGGGTGAGCGCACTGCGAGGCGGGAACCGGCGGCGGCAGGCCCCCCCTTGAAGTTTTCCAGGCCGTGACGTTTCCGGACCGGATGAGCGGAAGCGCGCTCCGCGCGCTGTTCCGAACGCGCGCGCTTCGGCTGCGGAACGTCCGGACGCCCGGGCCGGCGGCGCCGGAGGCGGCGGCGGGCGGGCGGCCGCGCGGAGCCGCCCCCGCAGGGGGAGACCCGCTTGCGGGCCCGCGGCGGGCACCCCCGCAAGGGGGAGGCCCGCTTGCGGGACGCCGCCCGCGCCCTCCGAGCGACCGGGAGCGACGAAGTCGCTCTCACGGGAGCGTTCCCTTAGTTCCCGGTAGTATGGATATCTCCCAGCGGTCCGGCGGCCGGAGCCGCAGCCCGTCCGGCCCCCGCTCGTAGACCCCGTCCCGTTCGAGCCGTCCGGCCGCCGCCTCGACCTCGCGCCGCGTCATCCGGTGGCGCTGCCCCTCCTCGACGACGTCCAGCGGGCGCGACTCGCACGGCGAGAGTCCGACCAGCTCGTGGATGAGCAGCCACAGGACGGCGTGCTCCGTCGCGTCGTAGCCGGCCCGCAGGACATGCCGGGCGATCCGGCGTATCCGCACGAGGAGCGCCGTGTCCGGATGCGCGTGGACGACCTCGCGTTTCTCCGTTCGTCCGCCGGTTTCGCCTTCGGCGTCGCCGAACATCACGAGCTGTTCCGCGTCGGTCCGGTGACGGATGTCGTCTCGCAGGTCTCGCAGGTATCTCGTCGCAGTTCCTCCGGGATCTCGTAGCAGCGCCGGTCCGCGAACTCCTCGCGCTTGCCCGGGTTCCAGTACGTCACGGGCCGGTAGTAGCCCGCCACGCGGCTGTATACTTCGCAGGGGATCCGCTTCACGGGACGACGACCTCCGCGACGCCGGCGATGGCGAGCGCGATCAGAAGCCACGCGACGAGCGTGATCCGGTGGTCGTCGTTGACGTCCATGCGGAACTCGCTCACGACACGATCACCTTCCCGGTGCACCCGAGGATCATGACGCGGGCCGGGGGGGCGGATGTCCGTTCCGCCGGGTCCGGTCCGCGTCCGTCGTCCACCCGGCGCATCGCCCAGGCGGCGGCCGCGAGGATCGCCAGCCCAGCCGCGATCACGATCCGCCGGCCTCCGCTTCTTCGTCGCACCACTTGCACGAGAGCCTCCCGTCGTCCATCTTCCTCGCCATCCCGCCGCACTTCACGCAGGGCACCATCTCGGGCAGACGCGGCGGCTCGCGGGCGTCCGGGGCGCCGGGCGGCTTCCTCGACCCCGTCTTGCGCGTCTCCGCCTTCATGGCGGGCGCGTCGTCCCGCAGGTATTCGAGCCACGCCCCGCCCTCGGCGTAGAAGTTCACCGCCGCGAAGCGGTAGCGCGGCTCGCGGTCGACGCAGGCGGGCGACCGCGCGTATCGTTCGGCGGCCCGCCCCAGTTCCTCGTAGCGTTCGTCGTCCGACCGTTCGAGCCCGTCCTTCGCGTCCGCCATCCGCAGTTCGGCCACCGCCCGGCGGATGTTGACGGACACGCGCTTGCGCTTCGACGGGTTCGCGGTCTTCACCGCCAGGCGGTAGCGGTCGTACACCGCCTGCGCCCTCGCCTCGTCCTGGCCGCCCTTCGCCTTCTCCGGGCGTCCGGGGTCCGGGACCGAAGGCGAAGCCGTCACACCGTCCCCGCCCGAAGGGGGGGGATATATAGGGGGGGGTGTACTCCGTTCCGTTCCGTTCCGGGCATTGCTCGAACGATGCTTGAGCAATGCTTGAGCATCGCTT